TGTCCCACATATGACCATGCTCTGCGATACTATCATGAATTTGTATAGGTTTAGGATCTGACAATACATCGGCTATAAATTCTTTCGGTGTTTTAAAGTCGTCTATTTCATCAAATCCATCGAGATACGTGAAAAAATTGCGAATGTTACCTTTACATCTATACGCTGCGTGTTCAGCTTTGGGTCCCTTTTCATTTGTGAGTCTCAAGAGTGTTTCGGGTTTATGTCTGGGTATAAACACGGTTTCAAAATTTGGATACATACACATATTCGTGGAAGTTACTACAAGCGATGCACGGGTTAATGGTTTACCATCCGAAACCTGTTCTATTATTGGTTTGAAAACTGGATCATAGTCTTCAATAAATACATATTTTGCCGAAGGTTTGATAAATGTCAAAAAAGGTGACTTACTTTTCAAATGGTCCGTTCGTAATTCAACATGATTCAGGTCTTTTAACACTTCTTTAAGAATATATGTTTTTCCAATTCCATACCCACCGCATATAAATACGTTCTTTCTTTCATTTAAATAGCGACGAATTAATTCAATCTGTTTGGTATGAATAGTTTCCACGGTATTTTCAGCTTCTTTTTTTTGTGGAATAATTTTAATGAAGGAATCCATCGATGATCTTACTAATCAGGCCATAGATTTAGTGCTTGAAAATGACGCACTACATAAACGTATCGTAGAACCTTTAAAAAGGAAAATTTTACCATACGTTGCATGCGGAGTTCTTACCAATGTTGTCATGTTTATTCTTTTGGTGTACCTTGCTCGACGTCTGTCTCTTCTTCCTCTATCTCCTCAACTTCATCTAGATTAGATTCTTCACTGACTTCACTTGGTGGTGGTGTTTTCGATTTAGAAAGAAATTTACCCACACGCTCGAGAGGTGTATCCTTGGTTATAGCTTCAATTGGCTCAATAGTTTTGGGAAGTTTGAGAATTGGAATTGAACGCACATTAAGAATTTCTGGTTTTGTAAAAATATTATCGAGTGGGTATTCTTTATCAAAATCTGTCATTATTTGTTTAGGAATTGATGGAGATTGTTCGAGGAGTCTGTCATATTCAGTCTTACAGTCCTCAACAAATTTCAAACCATCCTTCTTACGTTCATCACGTGATATCGCTAACATGAGTCGAATATTCCTAGATAATAGACCATGAGCTAACGCAGCAGTTCGATGATTTTCCATCAATTCATTAATTTTTAAGAATTGCATGATAGTCGCGATTAACCCTGCAATTAAATTCAAACCACCTATAACCGATGGTGCAGCGGGTTGAATACTAGGAGGTAACGTAGATTGTGCAAAGTTAGCTGTTCCTGTGATAGTTGAAAGTACGATGACGGGTAACGTAAATTTCATACTCAGATCTTTATAGAGTAAAAATGATCTATGATGCATAAACCTATAACATGCACAGGCCTCACCCCATTGTCGTAATATAATTTCGTGCTGATCATTCCATACAATTTTTTCTTTTACCATTGTATATTAGATATGAATATTATATTTATGATTCATGTCGTATTTTTATTGGCTATTTTAATAGTGCCATTCACCAATAATAAACGAAACCTAGAATTTTACTCGATGGTTATCCCCTTTATTTTTTACCATTGGTCGGTGAATGACGATACATGTGCATTGACCCAAGCGGAGATGATGGTTACGGGTAAACACAAAGATGAGACCTTTATGGGTAGGTTAGTGGGTCCAATTTACAAAATGGAGGAAAACCAGGTCAACAATATGACAAAGACTATGTTTTTCGTTCTTTGGGCATTTGTTCAGTACAGACTTGGACATTTTGATTTATTTTTTGAAGACGTAAAAGAAATACTTAAAGGAAAAAAAGTAAAGTAAAGTAATATGGATACAAAACTTAGAGCAGAAATTAAAAAACTTATTTATACTCGTGACTTGTATCACGCAAATTATGTTGAAGAATTTGAAGATTTCGAAGAAAAAATAAGAAGGCTGAGTGTACAGATTGATAAATCTGATTCCGAAGTTAAGAAGCAAATCCTTAATAAACAGAAATTATATTATGAGAGACAAATTGAAAAAATTGATAAAAATTTGGAACATACGACAAATGTGATTAATGGTAAAATTGATTACTTTGAAGAACAGCTTCAAAATATGGAAAAGGAAAAACATTCTCTCGGGTACAATGTCGAAAAACTTAAAAAAGCACTCGAGAGACGCAATACTAATGAAATTTTTGATATGTTTGAATACGTTACAAACGCGATTGTTATTCTAAATGAAGATCTAAAATCTATTTCTTCGAAAGCAGGTGAACCTGTTTAATGAAGTTCTTATTGCGTCTAATTTTTGGATCAGCGGCGATGAGACGGAGAAGGGCCGCCGTTGGTATTTTTGGGCTATTACCTGAAGGCTTAGGAGTTTTCTTTAATTTCTTCTTAGCGTTCTGGAGTTGTTTAGTAGTTGGCATTATACTATACATTGGTAAAATTTTTCCTCACCTATAAGTATATGAAGAACAGACAAAAGATTCAAATAATGACTCTGACTCTTGTTATACTTGTGGGAATATTAGGCTACATGTTCTACAACCCCAAAGTTGTTGAGATTCCAGTGGAAGTGGCTGTTCCGGTTCAGACACGACCGGTTCAGACACGTCGTCCACCCGTCAGGGAACCTGAATTTAGGGGTCCACCTATTAAACAATACAAGCCTGGTCACATGCAACAGATGGGTATCCTAATGGGACCCGATGGAGAGACCCTACCCCTTTACGGTAAGGAGGTACGCGGACGCCGTGATAGGTATCATTATTATACTACGACTGGTGGTGACAATCTCTATCCTGTTTCAGTGTCACATAACGCGAGAGATTGTATGGAAGACATTGGATGCCAAGAGCTATACGGAAATGAAACAGTCACCGTATTGGGTAAGACTGGTTCATTTGAGGTTAATATGTATCGCACTGATGATTTCTTTTAAGCTGCGGGTTCCTCAACGGGTTCCTCAGCGGGTGTGGCCTGCTTAACACGTTTCTGTACGTCATTTATAAGTGAACTCGTTTGACTAGAAGAACAGCATGCCGAAAGAGCACAAGCTGCTAATATAGGGGGTGATTTTACGGGTATCTTCATCATACCCATAAGGCCCATCACTGAACAAATTAAACATGCGATTGTGAAACCGAGTTGAGTATTACCCATTGGTTCACCTGACGTCTTAAACAGATTTCCAAGCATCTTTATTATACATCAACAAAAATTATTTTGTAGACTATCATATTCTCTAGTTAGAAAACCAGTATTCCCAGATATTCTCGCCTTCACCCTTAAAAGTTCAATCACCGTGTCATCATCGAGATGTTTAAGAAAATCCACCTTCGCCTCGATGTCGTCAAGTTGATGAGACTCCTTTTTACTCTGTACGTACGGCCACGTATGTTTTCGTAATGACGCGAGTTCTTCCTCGAGTTTACGAATTCTCGGAAGAAGAATCTTATGAATTAACACCTTAAGCTGGTGTGCTTCACTCATAATACCGTAAGTGCGTTTTTTATCTTTATACACAATAAGATGTCACTCCCACAAGGTAAGCGTGAATTTATAAGAAAGTTAGTAGCGGGTTTAGATAATCTAATGGAAATTACACAAATTGCAAATCAAATTGGGATTAGCCCAAGAAACGAAATAGAAGAATTTATAAAAAAACATTTTCTTTTTCAAACTGATACGGGTGAATATAGTGTAAACAAAGTTGCATTCCGTATGGGTGTCCAATCCCTAGATTTTGATATATTATCCAAAGTATTGATGCATCTAGATAAAGTAAAAATTAAACTTAAAAATGTATTTGATAGGGCGAATGTAAATCCACTTTATTTTGATCAGGAAGGTATGTTATACGCCAGACTTATTGAAACGGGTGATCTGAAAACTTTTCTTGATCTAATTTTATATTGATTTAATAATCTCAACCAAGAGTAGATGCAGTATCTTGAATTAAAAAACAAAGCCAAGAAGCAAGGTCTTCGGGTGACCAAAACTGTCAAGGGTAAACGTGTAAAGCTCTCAGCTAAGGAACTTCGTACCAAAATTAGGATGAACTTTGATAACAGTGTGAAAAATGCACAGAAAGTTATCAGAGTGTGTCAAACTATAGTTGCTCCAACCGTGGTTCGTGCGGGTATTCCTCCCCCACCACCACCTCCTCCTCCACCACCCCAACGACGACCGGTCGTGAACGCTCGACGCGCGAAACTCATGGCCGAACTGAAAAATGTCCTTAAGAAGAAGGGAATGGCGGCCTAAAAGATATCAACTTCACAACCACCTGGGCGACTTGGATCGCAATCTCCGGTGTCAATTGTAATCTCATTTCCAGTTTCCTTCGTAACTTCAAACGAGTGGACGCTTGTACACTTTTGGTCGGATGGACCTCCGAGTGTTAGTTTGACACCACCCTTATCCACCTTTGAATACGTGATGACTTTAAAACCTTTTGGTACGATGATAGATTTAAAAGGAGTTTTAACGGAGGATTCGACATTTTCTTTGAACTCGAAGGATTTACCTTTATAGTCGCATTCCAAGTACATGGTAACGTAGGGTGATGCTTGATTTTCGGCGATGATTTCCTCTTTCCTATTATTTTCCTTTTCCTGTAAGAAGAAATAGATTCCGCCTCCCACTGAACTCATGAGAGATGAGAAGGCACAGGCCATAAGAACTAAATCACCCATATTATAATCTGCATACATTATAATATGGCCGCCATTGCTGTCGGTCTCCTCGCTCTTTGCTGCTGCTCTTCTTTTTCCGCTGCGGGTGGCTGGTTTGGTGGGTTTATCCCAGGGACCGAACCCCATTTCAAAAAGGAAATGAAAGCTACAGAATGGAAGAAGCTTATCGATGAGATGAAGGTCATGAACAAAAAGAATAAGGAAAAAACGAAGGAATTCGAAAAGGGTGGTCCGGATGGCGCGGATTTATCTGCGGAAGAACGCCAAGAATTGATGGATGTGTTGAAAAAACACATGCAGGAACTTCGTGATTCCGATACGTGTAAGAAGGTAAATGAATTGTTCGATGGTACTCGAGAAAATAACAAGTACAAGGATACCCTATCTGCTTACCCGGATGATATCATTACACTTGGTGGTTCAAAACGTAAACATGAGGTATGGGAAAGTGCGATTGGATTAGACGACGACTTTCCGAAACATGAGTTTGATGGTGCTTTGGCATTGTGTATAGCGACTGATGAGGAATTTCAAGAGTTCAAAGAAAGGTAATTCCAAACCTCTTAGACATAAATTTCTCAACACCCTGAAACGTAGGAAAACTCCAGAGGTACCAACGGGACCAAAAACCAGCCCCGTCGATACCACTCATCTTCCAATTCTCTTTGTCGCTCCGATCGATATTTAACATTTTTGTTTGGATCTTCTTAGGATCTCGTTCTTCTATGGTTTGTCTGGGTACATGACCCCCATGGCGTAACACATAGGAACGCATACGTGAAGGATTCTTGTGTTTGGTGTAGTCGGAATATCCACTGGCACCAAAGTCAACAGTCCTGCCGTCTTCTAAGACAGCCCTGAACTTCTTTTTAGGGTTAGGGCTACGAGTTATCTTGACGCGCATACTTATATTTACTAAGATTTTTACTTGCCGCAGCAGCTGTACCCCTCCTTCTTAGCTTGGGGAAGGAAGAAGAGCTTTTCGGGGCCACGCTTGATACGGTAGAGGTGGTCGTACATGTGGAGGAGACCAACGGTCAGCGCAAGGCTGGCAACGACGACACCGTTCATCTTACGCGAAGTGAAGGCATAGCCCGCGATGAGCGCGACGAGAACCATCTGGATGATGGTAAGCTGGGGGAGAGCAGGCATAGAGAAGCGAGACTTGGTAGTCGCGACCTCCTCTGTGGGCTTGGGCTCGGCATACATGGACTTGGGGTATCCGGGCATTTTTATTATCTACTGAGAAAATAATGTGGCGGTTTATGTTTGTACCCATGATGATGGTCCTGTATGATTATGTAAAACCGCCCGTCGACCACCTTTATTTTTCAAATATGTGGCGACCACTCCTTGGTATACAAAATACATTCCGAGAAATGGTTAAGTGTCTATCGGAGTATGATGTAAAGAATTACCCAGGTCTTCTTCTACTGAAACTTCATTACTCCAAGTTACGTGAAGAGTTTGAAAAAGTTTCACCAACTTTAGAAAAGACTTGGTACCATGATATGAATCCATGGTTTGAAAAGAATGATGGATACTATTTTTATAAGGCTGAACAATTTCCACTCTTAAATAGTCTCATTCGTCAAATACCATGTATAAGTAGAGAAGGTGCTTCATTTGCGGTCATAGAGGGTCCCATGGTCTTACATCCACATCGCGCTGAATCAAATGAACTCTTAAGATATCAACTCACAATACACGGCGATGGGGATTGTAGCCTGTACACTGAGAATGGTAGGCACGTACACAAAGAGGGTGAAGATATCCTCTTTGATCACGCGAGATATCATGAACTGATGAAAACCAGTGACGGTCGAAGGGTTGTACTCATCTTGGATATTCACAGGTGATTGTGACACACTGCTTCATACATATCACTCCCACCGATAAGTTCTAGGGTTTTGTCTTTGACAATCCTCTTGGTAAAGGGGCCCGGTGTTCCATCGTTACAATGCATACACAGTGCTGAAAGTTTAGTTACGTCACTTGCGAGAGGGATACACTCGATGAGTTCACCAAATTTTCTTTGAAAACAGTCTCCATCAAGACCTGCGATAATAATCGATTTTTCTAGGTATAAACACCCTTCTATGAATTTTTTGAGTCTGGGAAAGAATTGTGCTTCATCTATGGCTATGATATCAGCCCGTTCAAATTCATCCGTATCGATGATATCAAATAGGTCATACACTTTGTGGCAATTAAACTTAACATTGTCATGCGTTTTCAAAACTTCTTCAGGTGATCTGGTATCTTTCGCTGAGTTGACAATCATGATTTCCTTACCAATGACTTTTAGACGCTTAAGTCGACGGATAAGTTCGGATGTTTTACCAGAAAACATATTCCCCATAATAATCGAAAGTCCCATCTCAACTGATTATTATAATATTGTAGTTTTTATATGGGTGAACTTCACAAATGTATCTTCAATGGCCACAAGGGGTACTACAATCCTAGGACAGGTCGTGTCAGGTTCGGAAAATGCATCTATCCCAATATCGCTTCGGCTATAAAATATCTCAAGACAAAGTAAGATGCTTCTCAGCGATGCAGCCATCACCAAGAAGGTGGGGCAACTGCGTAAATCCGAAGGTAAGATCTACGCACCCCTCAAATATTTCAGGGGACTCACTACCCTCAAGGAGGTCGAGACCCGCTACAAGAAGATGCTCCGGAAAAATTATAAATTTTTCGAGACGGACAAGGGACAGAAGACAAAGACCTCTTCCTACACGCAAAAGTTTAGAAAGATGTATCCGGGAGTCAAATCTCTCCCTGAAATTGCTAAGGCTACTGGCCTGCCTCTAAAGACCGTGAAGACCATCTACAACAGGGGACTCGCTGCGTGGAGAACCGGGCATCGTCCGGGAGCCTCTCCACAAGCGTGGGGGTATGCTAGGGTTCATAGTTTTGTAGTTAAGGGGAAGACGTATTACACTGCTGATAAGGATTTGAGGTGAACCACTCATCTATTCGTTGTATCATAGCGCGCTTATCCTCCTCTGTATATTTATCAGACTTTTCCTGGTTTTCATTATCAATTAACCACTGAGAGTTCAGATAGTGCCAACAATATTTATTGTCATCTGGCAAATTCCATGCACTACATGGAATGATTTCATCTATCTGAACCTCATCATCTTCTGTTTTTGGGCGACTATACCTATCTTCAAAAGTTTTATGAAGATACTCGACCCATTCTTTTGAAGTCATACAAAGATCTTCCAATGAACCTGTAGGATTTTTAACCCTTGTGGTTTTGTATCGTCTATTTCGTCGTGCGCGTAGCGCGTGTCCATATGGGTCACATATAGAGCAACTCATGCGTTCACGATTGTGCTCGCATATTTGTGACCCACCGCACTCCTTGCAGTTCGAGCGCCGACGATTGTGCTCGCAGATTTGTGACCCACCGCATTCCTTGCAATAATAGCGCTGACGACCGTGCTCGCAGATTTGTGACCCACCGCACTCCTTGCATCTAGTGCGCTGACGACCGTGCTCGCAGATTTGTGAACCACCGCACTCCTTGCACTGAGAGCGCTGACGACCGTGCTCGCATATTCCAGACCCACCGCACTCCTTGCATCGATGGCGGTCACGACCGTGCTCGCAGATTTGTGACCCACCGCACTCCTTGCATCGATGGCGGTCACGACCGTGCTCGCATATTCCAGACCCACCGCACTCCTTGCATGTAGAGCGCCGACGACCGTGCTCGCAGATTCCTGACCCACCGCACTCCTTGCACCTAGAGCGCCGACGACCGTGCGGACATTTCGGATAAACATATTTTGGTTTTTTGGTGATAGTAGGGCACGGAATACAAAAATTAAACGAATCTAGACTGGTTTGAATCATCTTAACACACATTCAGTTAAAGTCTATAAGCCAACAAAAATCTACGATAGATACAATGGTTCATGCAGAACGAATACATGAAGAAATTCGTGTTTTAAACATAAAAGACGAAACCTTACTATCGTTTCGTGTTTTTGAGAATTTCACATCAAAACATCCTACAAACACGCTCATAGATACTAGGTTTCTCCACTGGCTCGGGCGCAAACTTGAGTGTGAAGATTTTACCCACAATGGCTTGATTCTTCTCGGATTCACTCGCCATCTTGTCCGAATGTTCCATCATTTCTTTCATCATATCCGTGATTCGTGTGTTAGATACTAGATAGTTCCTATGTTCTTGAGCTGCGGCCTTTTCAGCCCAAGATACAGCATTCTCCCTCACCAAATTATTCATTTCGAACTGTTTCGACGCGGTGGCAGCCGGACTCGGATTTGCTTCCCTAAACTCTTCGATAAGACCATTAATGGTTTCACCGTATGTATGAAAACGGTTGTCTTCATAAGCTTTATCACACACGGCATAGAGTAGTTCATCACTCACTCCGTAAAGAAGGACATCCTTGTTTTCAATCGTGTATTCAAAAAATTCATTCATTTCATCACGAGGCACCCCATCCGGGTACGTCTTGATGAGAGTATCGAGCTTGTGTTCGAAATCGGTGAGAGTCGTCATTTTTTTTGTTTAAATAGAACTGAATAATACATTTACTTAGGTATACAGCCGACAAAAAAATGTAATTAGTATATAATGGTTCATGCCGACCGAATACACGAAGAAATTCGTGTTTTAAACATAAAAGACGAAACCTTACTATCGTTTCGTGTTTTTGAGAATTTCAATAAAAGACTTGATCATTTTAAGACGGTAAAGTTGGGTATGTTCCCGGACCGCCTTAAATTGACGGGGGAAGAAGAGGAAGAAAAGCGATATCTTGATACATATTTCAAAACCCTAGAGGAATTGTTTCCAGAATTAGCGGCTAAATGGTGGAGGAGATGTTGTTAAAGAGCTTCTCATGAACCAAAAAAATGTCAGAGTATATTATGTATGAACACAATACTTTTTGTGATAATTTGTGTCATCTTATACGAGTTGATAAAACTGAATAATGATATAGCTAAAATCGCACTCATCATTGCATTAGCATTGATCGTGAATCAAATCTTCAATAACAAAATTGGTCGTGATCAAGGAATAGGTACCCTACCCGGTTTTATTAAAATACTCCTGGTCTTTCTCGGTTGCTGTGTAGTGCTGATACCCGAATTCTACTCCGATAATTCGTTTCGGACGTTGTTATTTCTTAATCTGGCGATAATGATTACACTGTGTATAGGTGACATAAAATATCAAAACGGGGGGTGGAAATACTACCCCGAATTACAAATATTACCCATGATTGGTTTAGTGTATTTGTTGGTTAATTTCCCTAAAGATTTACGAATGGAAAATGGTATCGTTAAAAGTTCAGTTGATATAAACCACTGGCTAATTTTACAATCGGTGATACTGTCATACTTATACCTAAATACCAGTAATTTTCGACATATTCAACTGAACACTCTTGCGACTGCTGTTTTGCCATTGATGTACCCTCTCGGAGAGTACTACAGTATAAGAACTGTCACATTAACAGTATGGTTAATTTCATACATGTTGCCTAAGGTATAAAGATTATTTGTGTTTAAATATAAAATGGATAGTCCCCGTGCCCTACGTTCATCACCCCGTTTCATGTCTATGACCAAGGATGCTAGGCGTCAGCGCTCCCCTCCACCTGAAGAACCTGAAGAACGAATCTCTTGGGACGACTACTTTCTAAAAGCTGCGACTCTGGCATCTATTCGCTCCCCGTGTGATAGACTAAAAGTGGGGTGTGTTATAGTGAAGAACAATAGACTCATAAGTATGGGGTACAACGGTTTCCTTGCCGGTACAGATCATAGGTCTATCGTACGTTGGGGTCATGAACAGGCCACCATTCACGCAGAGATTAATGCCATCACCGATGCAGCGAAGAGAGGTGTCTCCATCGATGATACCGTTGCCTATATCACACACTATCCATGTATCAACTGTTTCAAAGCCCTTGCGAGTAGTGGGGTCAAAAAGATATATTATCAAGTTGATTACAAGAATGATCCAATCCTCGAAGAATTGGGCTACGGAATTTCGCTGATAAAGGTATAGGATGATACTTCTTGACCAAATAGCACGTTACATATCCAAAGATATCATGTTACCTACACGATGTCACGCGACTAAAAAGCAGCGTGTATCAGTAAAAGATTGTTGTGATTGTAAAATCTTCTGTAAAAAACCACCAAAGGGTTCAGCACCTGCGGTGGTACTATTAAAGAATAAATACCCATAAAGAGTAATGGATCCGTCCAAGCTTCCCATACATATTTTACGTGTACTCCAAGATAAAGAACTTCCAATGGCCAAGAAAATGATGGCCTTCAATATGCTTATGCCTAATTTACCAGCTGATCCAAAACACACCGATGCGTATAACCAAAATATAGATAAGATTGGATACCCGATTAAGCGTCTTGTGGACGAGGGAAAGATAAGTATCAATGGGTTAGACAAGGACTTTAAACTAAACATAATTACCAACTCGCAGTAGCGACCTGATGACGCTGGTTTGCCTCCGGGTCAGCTTGTGCGGGGTCAAATACAATCTTGCGCTTCACTTGAAACGTTTTCTTTCGTTCCACGTGAGATGTTTTATTACCTGGTGCATACGGGATGGAGGAATGGTGTAGACAGATGCGCACCTTACCATCATCGTTGCGCTTGTAGCCAAATGTGTATTCAACCTCTGAAATCTCACCGGTTGTGGCACACGTGAACTCGTATGTACCCATAGCGTGTGCTACTTCACCATGACAGTCAATCTGGTGATTCTTGAAGATCACCCTACTGAAACCCTTTTTGGCATTGATGGCGAACCCTTGATCTTCTTTGAAACCACTGATCACAGCGTCATTTCCCACAAAGTAAGACATGGCATCATTGGCAGTAGGACGAAACTGTTGCTCTACAGCTTTCGTTGGTTTGAAGAGTACGTTAGAATGGTCGTACCCATACAACTCACCCGCACGTTCACCTGCGAGACTCACGTAGTCCCCACCTGAGAGAAATGAATTCGAGATGTCTATGATAGACTGCGCCCAGAAGTTCTGTGCCTCGATGACTTCACGTTCGGTCACGTGGTTGATAAGTTGAGAGGCTTCATTAAGATCAGTAAAATCTTCCATAACCTGTGTCATCGGTGTACGCGCACGGGTAGTTAATGGTTTATTAAACCCACGGGCTGCATTGATTTCTGTATCATATTGTTCCGGGTCGGTAAATACTCGAGTTCTAACGTTGCGTGTAGGTGGGATCATAAAGGTGAGTGCGAAAGACATGTTTGATATCTAACGCTTCTATTCTTTATCCTTCTTTTGACCTGGGCGAATAGCCCACTTATTCTCTTTGTTAAATTTTTCATAATCAATCTCTTCAATCTTAAATTTTTCCATGATGAACTTCTTTAGGGGATGCACACCCTTTTCAGAATCTTTGTTTTCTTCCTCGTTTGGGGGGCGACGCCTCCCCTCACCTGGAGCTTCAGCTGGTTCTACAAATTCATTCTTCTTGGCTTGGACACGGATATTGGGTCGTACGATATTAGGCTTTAGTGTAAACATTTTACTATGGACAGATATTATCTTTAATAGTGTATAATTCCATTGGCTGCTAGACCCAATTTTGCTGCAGTCATAGCGGTAAGACCGACTGCAAGTTGGGGCCATTCCACCTTGAGTAGACGACCAGCGATTGTCATGGGTAGAATCCATGTGACGAGTTGGAGTTGTGCATAGTTCACAAGGTCTTGGTTTGGTAGGGCAGCTTGAACACGAACGGGTCGCGCGAGGCGCCTGTTAGACCTCTTTCTCGTTTGAAGAAACTTTGTGGAAGTTTTATGAATGTTGACGGGTGTTGTGAGTGTTGCCATTTTTCTACATTTTTCAACATTCTAATCTTTAAACACCTAAGTGGAGCCCGACTCCCATAATAATCATTCAACATGTCTACTACCATGAACTCCCGTTCTATTACCGACTACATCCTCAAGCTCGAGAAGGAGAACTCCGAACTCCGTAAGGTTCGCGCCGTCCTCGGCGACATTGATTCTATTGAAGAGTCTCGAACCAAGATTGAGCAGCTCAAGAAGCTTCTCGCCGAGGCCAACGAAGAGAAGGTCGATGCCCTCGATGAACTCAATGAACTCAAGTACATGATGCGGACCTCTCCTTCGTACACTGACACAACAGCTCGTGTGACGAAGAAGTCTCTCAATGACGGCCTCGTACAGCGCCTTCTGGAACTTGGAAACATGACCTCCGACTTCTACAAGTCGATGACTTACCAGAAGGCTGCAGATGCTGTGGCCAATCTACCCTATGAGGTCCAAACTGGTGAGAGCTTGATGAATCTCCCGGGTATTGGTAAGGGTATTGCTGCCAAGGTTGATGAGTACCTCGATGAGCAGGACTCTGACTACGAGGAGTCTGAGTGCTCCGATTCTGAGTCTATTGCATCCAACGATGAGGGCTCTTTCGTTTCTGAGACTGATGATGAGGAGTACTTTGTCTCCCACAATGCTGGACTCTCTGAGATGATCTATGAGTATGCTGACAGGGCTGAAGACAATTTCAAGCGCAATGCATACACCAAGGCTGGTGATACCATCTACAATCTTTCTTACAAGATCACCAGTGGTAAAGATGCTATGAAGCTCCGAGGTATTGGAAAGTCCATCGCTAAGAAGATTGACGACTACCTCAATACCAAGAAGGCATCCTCAATGAATGAGAAACTTGCCACGTGTTTTCTCAAACTTGGAAACCTGGAGGAGCCTGTTTACAAGTCTGAGGCATACTGGAATGCCGCGGAGAAGATCCGTGATCTCACCTATGAAGTAACCAATGGAAATGATGTAAGGCATCTCCGTGGTTTTGGACCCTCAATCTGTGACAAGATTGATGAATATATCAACACTGGAAGGATGCTGAGACTCGAAGAACTCAGCTAAACCCATGTGACCTTCTTCTTTTTTGGTCTACGCCCAAGACGAGAGAGTAAATATACATAAAACAATAGACCGTAACGTACCATTTCTTAATAAAATCCTATATTTTTAAACTGAACGAATCTTTCTTCTTACCATTGTATGCGTTCACAATGCCTGATTCTATCATCTTCTGGTTTACTGATTGTGTATCACTTTTACGTCGATACACAGTCACGAGTGGTCGACCATACTTATCATTTTTACCACATTCAATCCACACTAAACCGTTCACTTTGTTTCTACACATAAACGGGTTCCATAATTGATAAGGTGCGCGATCATCAAAACCACATTCTTCCTTAAACATGTCGCGTGCAAGTTTGGCGAGGTGAATATGATCGGCTCTACCTCTCAGTCCAAGACTAGGTTTCATCTCAGCTGAGTCATATCCAAGAGTTCGAAAACTAAACTTTAGGGGACGACCATGTAACATGATAACCGCTTTGAATGTATCTCCATCATAGACGCTCGTGATTTTTGCATATCCTTGATACTTATCTAGACTGAAAATTGGTATAGAATCATCAACACCGGAAAGAATTCTTTTAGTGAAACAGCAATTCATATATAAAGAGGTCTGAACTCCTCTTTAAACTTTTTCTCAGTATAATACAAAATGACTCCAGTACTCGTATCTGTGGACAAGGCAGGTGATCTCAAGCTGGGACGCAAGAAGTGCCGTCTCCACAAGAAGGCTGATGTAGTGAAGGTTGCCAAGAAGTATGGTATCGTGAATCCCGACAAACTCACAATTAAAGAGATGTGTGAGGGCCTTAAGATGCGTGCCAAGAACACCCCCCTCGCGAGGGATCTACTCCGCCATGCTGCCAAAAGGGGTGTTCGCACTGATAACTTACATCTGTACAATAACGTTCCCCTAGCCAAGTTGTACCCCGAAGCTGCTAAGAAGCGCGCTGCCGCTAAGAAGCGCGCCGAGAAGAAGGCCTTTGACAGGAAGGTTGCAGCCAACTTCATGAAGGGTATGGTGACCAAGCGAATCGTAACCCCTACTCGTACCACTATCAGGGCTGTAATGCCTATGCCCAAGCCTCAAAAGAAGGCTATGCCCCTGACCAAGGATGTAGCTAGGAAGCGTATCATGGCTATGAAGGGTCTCAATGGTCGCAATAAGTTCAGTCTCGTGAACAGGCTCAGTCTTAATCAACATTCACCTCGTAAGGTTGTTCGATTGGCTCGTGAACTGGCTCGTCTTCGCTAAGGTCATTGTAGACTTTCTCTTCTGTATCATAGAAACTTGCACTATCCCCAATCATCATTTCTCTCACAATTTGATACAACACCGTTGAGAGTGCAAATTTATACGCTAAGAATCCAACAAATGTGGCACCATAATCAAAGTCAAATGCAAATGGTGCATTATTCCACGACACTTCAAAAGCAGCCGCACCCAATGGTGCGAAGAACTCCTTCTGAATTGTCGAATTTTCAAGTTTATCCACCCGATCAGAGAGAAGACTCACATACGTATAAGATGCTACGGCGCCTAACATCGCAGATACACCTTGATCTGCACCTTGTGTGATGAAGTAAGAAGCACTCAAAGCAGAACCATAAGCAGCCGTAGAGTTTTTTAGAGTTTTTTTCAGGTGAGCATATTCAGTGTGAATTGGTTTACTGAAGGCGTAAGTGAGAGACATTTCTTGATTAAATGGGGTTAAAATCTTTATCTCAGTTAAATTTAGTAAATGCCTTGTCAACTCTGTAAAAAGAAATGTGGTGTCCCTATCGATTGTAAATATTGTAATGGTAGCTTTTGCCCGAGTTGTCTCAATTTGACAAAGCATGATTGTCAAGGTGCAGATATCAAGAAGATGAAACAACGTAAAGAACTTGAGAAAAACATAGCATTTGAACCACCCCCCAAATGCTTAAAGATTTGATGGGTTAATAGAATGGGGTTGGGGAAAAGGTAAGTTGCTGAGATGTCCGAGTGGTCTAAGGAGGACGACTTAAGATCGTCTGTGCTATGCACGCGCGGGTTCGAACCCCGCTCTCAGCATATCGCACTCATAGCTCAGTGGTAGAGCGCAAGCTTAGTAAGCTTGAGGTCAGGGGTTCGAAACCCTTTGAGTGCAACTTGATTAAAAAGAATATTGTCTAATCACAAAATGAATAAGGACCGTCGTGCTGTCGTTATTCATGATGTGGCGTCGTTACTGTTTCTCGCACCATTCTCGGCATTATGTGTGGCTGATGTATTTTTTAACTATAAAGTGTACCCCATGTTCATAACACACGCTCTCACTACGTATATGTCATATGATCTCATGTGGATAATTCTTCAGCCGAAAGTTATACACACTTTTAGAAATTTAATCATACTTCACCATTTAGTATGTCTTCTAGCTCTTCTTAGACCTCTTATGCACCCTGAAGAGGCTTTTATACTTAGTTTCGCAGGTCTAGTTGAAATTGATACATCTTTATTAACCATTCGAAGACTTACTCCTAGGGATAGTTATTTGTACCCAACGATAGACCAGATGTACCATGCATCTAATGTAATCATCCGAGCTGGTTATGAGACCTGTATGACACTGTTACTATGGGTATTATATGCACGTGAGAGTATGTATACGAAATTACACGTTCTTGGATGTCAGTATTTCATAAATATTTTCAGTTGTGGTATTTGTGCACTCACTTTTTCGAAGAGGAACCCCGCTTTGAAGGCAAATTAAAGATTTAAATCTATGATACAAGTAGTATGCAAATATTCGTGAAAACACTTACTGGAAAAACTATCACACTTGAGGTTGAATCCTCTGACACTATCGATAACATCAAGGCTAAGATTCAAGATAAGGAAGGAATCCCTCCCGACCAACAGCGACTCATCTTCGCCGGGAAGCAGCTTGAGGATGGACGCACCCTAGCTGATTACAATATTCAAAAGGAGTCTACTCTGCACCTAGTTCTGCGACTTCGTGGTGGTGCAGAAAAGCCCAAACGTAAACCTAACGCATACATGAACTTTGTTAAGAAAATGCGACCCACTGTGGTAAAAGACTACCCAGATTTAACTTTCACTGAGATTGGTGCAAAATTGGGTGAGTTGTGGAGGGCTCTCACAGACGACGAAAAGAAAAAATATGCGAAATAGGTAGTAGATGTTTTTGTACATATTCGGATTTTTATTACAATTTGTTATGAAGCAACGATTAAAAAATGGTATATCACCTAGATTTGGTCAACCATTTACTTAAGGATTTGGATTGTAATAAAAATAGATGCCTCTCGGTGTTAAGAAGCTTTCATTCGATGCTTGTTTGCCTACTCGTGGTTCTGATGGTGCTGTGGGATATGATTTATATAGCTCCGAAGCTGCGACTGTACCATGCCAGGCGGGGCGAGCTTTAGTTGGTACTGGTATCGCTTTGTCTATACCGGATGGTCTGTATGGGCGTGTAGCTCCTCGTTCTGGTCTAGCTGTGAAGCACTGTATTAATGTTGGTGCGGGTGTTATTGACCCCGATTATACCGGTGAAGTCAAGGTCGTCCTATTTAATCATGGCACGGAAGACTTTGAAATCAAGAAGGGTGATCGTATCGCTCAACTTATTTTGGAAAGGTGTGATACACCTATGATCAAGGAAATTGGTCTTCTCGACGAGACACTCAGAGGTGATGGAGGTTTTGGATCTACTGGTCAGTAAACCATAAATCTTCAGCTCTAGGCATAAAAAGTATGCCGTGACTCATAACCATAGACAATTTGGCTTTATTGACATTCGGGTAAGACCATAGTATCCACCTCTCCCAATATTCGGCTCGGAAGAAATCCTCCCAATCTTCTTTAGAACTTTCCCTAATTTTCAACATTTCTTTTTGTATCTCATACGGATTCGTCTCTATTCGCAGCTCCTTAGGAATGATAGCACCTTTCCTAAGAAGTTGTGCACGCATAAGTTTCGGATTACCGTGATCTGGGTAATGCTGAAAACCTTTTTCACCAAAATCAATACTGCGTTTATTTGGTAAGGTTACTCTATATTTATGTGTGATGGTAGGACTGGGTTGTAGAACGACGTGCATTATGATATCATATAAGGAATTAATACGACAAAAAAATATGCTTGAATACACGTCGTATGACGGTATCAAAATCCAAGTTGGTCAGAGTGCAAAAGAAAATGACCAACTGACAATGACGAGTGACCCTAAACACTGGTGGATGCATGTAGCTGGCTGTCCGGGTGCACATATTGTAGTGTGCTACAAAGGAGACCAACTACCTAGAGAGACGAAAAGGGATGCTGCAGTTCTTACTGTCTATCACAGTAAGGTACCAAAGACAAAGATGTCACCTGTAGATCTTGTTAGGGTTGACCAAATATCAAAGTATCAAAAGTCAACTCATGGATTGGTAAATTTGGAAGGTGGAGTTATGCAACTCACAGTTTTCATGAATAAGGAAAAACCGAGACTTGATAGATTGCTTATTAAATAAGGTTCTAGACACTTGACTAATTGTGGGTACATCTAGTTACCGAACGCGACACCACCCATACCCTGCTTTACACGTAAAATATTGTAATTTACAGCGTACACACGATGGAGAGCGTTACCACCGGTTGGACCGGAAATTGAAAGTTTGGCATTATCGATACGAGAAAAGTTTAGGGTTCCCGTGGGGTTCGACTTGCTTAAACCTAGACAGAATGGCCAAGTGAAAGTGGGAAGATCCTCGAGAATGTCATCTGGGAGGTCACTACTGTGCATCTCAGGGACGACGGTGTGGTGATAGACTGGGGAGGTATCCTCGAAAAGAGGGGTACCGTTGATGTAAAGTGTAGAACTGGAGAAAGTATACTCCGAATCCCAGTCATTACCCGTCGCCTTACCGGATACAAGGTGGATGGACTTTACGGGGTGGTTAAAAAAGGTGAGGTCTATCTCGCTATCGGTATTGGTGGCGAGCTGATATTGGGTCTGTGTAAAGAGAAGTTCATGTTCGTTATCGGTGAAGAATTTGCGCTCATCAGTGTCTAAATACACATAGTTACCCCAAACCTTAGGAGTGGAACCGGGAGTAAACCCATCCCTGCATTTAATACGTATCTCAACATCATGATACTGGAGGGCCACTAATGGAAGAGACTTGGTGTAATCCTCCCCAAAGAAGAAAGGAATAATATAATGGTCACCTCCGTGATTAGCCTTCTTATTATTAGTGGTTACGGCGTACGAAGCCTTGGCCGCGCTGTCACGTAATAAGGGGTTGTGTACACCCTGAATAAAGAGTGAATCGAGTTGGGAGACCTTTTGGCCACCAATATAAAGACTGAATTCGGTTGGGCTCGCAGCATTTTGAGAAAAGAGACCGGCGGTGTTGTTTTGTACACTCGCGATATTGGTAGCCTCAATCCAAATATAACTCATGAGGTCACCCTTAGAACGAATAGGAATGGTAATTTCATTATTAGCACCGAAGGTACCGATGTAATCCATACGCTCGGGCTTCATGGCGAAGTTCGTATGGCGCTTGTAATTTTGACGAAAAAAACTGACCTCTGGATCACCAGTGATGAATACATCCTGGGCTCCAACAGACACGAGTTCAATTAAAGCAGCTGACATTTATATATAAATGATATTAAAATTTTGGCTCATAGTATACATATGGTAGTATTCCAGGCACTGACATGGGAGGCGCGAGATGTTGAAGGAGAACATCACATCAGTATATTTGGTAAAACCGAAGAGGGAAAATCTGTATGTGTGACGACGACATTCGACCCATACTTTTTCGTGAAGCTCCCAAGGGACACGAAACCCGCTGACGTTACCCGATTGTTTAATGATATCAACCTTTTGAAGAAGGATCATGTCACCAGTTACAGTCTGACGAAACAAAAGGATGTTTGGGGATTTCAAAATAATGAAGAATTTCATTACATGCATCTAAATTTTAAGACACTCGAAGCTCGACGTAAAGTAAACTCTATTTTTATGTATAATAAGGAATTTTCAAAATATCATGTATATGAATCCAATATAGATCCCGTCCTGAGACTCATGCATAGAACGGGTATTCAGTCCACTGGATGGATAAACACTGGTACTAAGTGTGTTCGCTCCCACTTGGCAAAAACGGATATTGACCTATGGTGTAACGACTGGTCTACGCTCACACCCGTAGCCAGAGATGATATTGCCCCCTTTATTGTAGCCTCGTTTGATATTGAGTGTAATAGTTCAACTGGAAAATTCCCAGATGCTGATGTTACTAATGATGCTTGTTTTCAAATTGCTATTTCTCTTTGTAAATTTGGTAGTGATGAACCGTATGACAAAACATGTTTATGTTATAAAAAAACAGATCCAAAAATCGAAGGGTCGAACGTCATTAGTTTTGATACGGAGAAGGAATTACTTTTGGCGTTTAAACGGTACACAAATGAAAATGATATTGATATTTTGACTGGGTGGAATATTTTTGGTTTCGATCTTGATTATATTTATAAGCGTGCCGCGATGGTCGGTTGTGGCTTAGAATTTTACGATTTGGGTAAACTCAAAGAAAGTGAATGTCATATCGTATACAAAAAATTGAGTTCAAGTGCTTTAGGTGACAATTTCCTGAAGCTTTTACCTATGCCCGGTCGTTTTGTATTTGATATGTTCCATGAAGTGAAGAAGGGCTACAAACTCGATTCGTACAGTCTCAACAACGTATCTAAATTGTATCTTGGAGATCAGAAAATAGATATGGCTCCCAAAGAAATGTTTGCGCGATACCTCGAAGGCGACCCAGTTAAACTGCGTGAAGTGGCTGAATACTGTATCAAAGATACCTTATTACCTCATAAACTCATGAAGAAGATGTGTACACTGCTCAATTTATTGGAGATGGCTAAGGCGACGTGGGTTCCCCTTTCATTTTTAGTGGAGCGTGGGCAGCAAATCAAGGTATTTAGTCAGTTATCTAAAAAGGCTCGCGAATTGGGTTACATGGTACCAACGATTAAATATGGTTCTCTCCCTGAAGAGCAATACGAAGGTGCTACTGTACTTGAAGCACAGAAGGGTGCGTATTATACACCAATCACAGCCCTTGATTTTGAGGCTCTGTACCCATCGATTATGATGGCCCACAACCTCTGTTATTCTACATACGTCATGGATGAGAGACGATATGGTAATATCCCAGGAATTACATACGAAACATTTAACATTGGAAATAAGACGTATAAGTTTGCACAAGATGTACCGAGTCTTTTACCCGCCATTTTATTGGAGCTTAAACAGTTTCGTAAAAAAGCCAAAAAAGATATGGCGGCAGCCACTGGTGCGATGAAAGAGGTATACAACGGCAAGCAATTGGCATACAAAATCAGTATGAATAGTGTGTACGGATTTACGGGAGCGGGAAAGGGTATTTTACCGTGTGTACCTATTGCATCTACGACAACATGTAGGGGTCGTGGTATGATTGAAGAAACGAAGACGTATGTCGAGGCAAACTTCCCCGGTGCAAAGGTAAGATATGGTGACACGGATTCGGTTATGGTTGAGTTTGATGTGGGTGATCGTAAAGGTATAGAAGCAATCGAGTACAGTTGGGAAATTGGTGAACGAGCCGCTGAAGAATGTTCAGCCCTCTTCAAGAAGCCAAATAACCTAGAGCTTGAGAAGGTATATTGGCCGTATTTTTTGTACTCAAAGAAGCGCTACGCTGCTAAGTTATGGACAAAGGGTAAAGACGACCAAATGCATATGGACTATGTGGATGTAAAAGGCCTACAACTTGTTCGCCGCGATAACACACCACATATGAGAGAAGTGTGTAAAGAATTACTGGATGTAGTACTAACATCCGGAGATCCTGGACCACCGAGGGACCTTGCGATAGAACGCGCGAATGAACTACTGGGTGGTAAAATTTCAAACGATAAACTCATCTTAAGTCAGTCTCTGTCCGATAGCTACAAAGTTGGTGGAAAGAGTGTTTCTATTAACAGTCCGGAGAGTATTCATATAAACCAGGCACACGTTCAAGTCGTAAACAAAATGAGACAAAGAAAACCCGGGTCGGAGCCACAATCTGGTGATCGTGTACCATATTTACTCACAAAGACAGATAATCCTAAAGCGAAAGCATTCGAGAAATCTGAAGATCCTAAATATGTAGAAGAGCATAATATACCCGTCGATTACCACTATTATTTTGTGAATAAGTTTTTGAACCCTGTATGCGATTTACTCGACCCGTTATATGAAAATACCAAACAGGAAATTTTTGGTGAAATTATTGAACAGTATAAACCACCAAAGAAAGTCACCGGTCCAGCTTTGAGTGGTATGAAAAAGGAACAGTTGATTGAAGAATGTGAAAAGAATAATATTAGTAGTGACGGCACGGCGTTGGTATTACGGGATCGTATTAAATTGTTTAGACAAAAACAAAACTCTGTTGAAGACTTATTTAAAAACTACGCACAAAGTACAAGTAAGACATGAGTGCCAAGAAAATTGTTAAAATCGTCACGGAAAATATCAGAAAGTTAGTATCGGACCAACTTCCTTCTCTCATAGAAGATGCAGTCGATGAAGTCATCCACGAAAGGGTTGATGATGAACTATCTCAAACAACTTCCGAAGAGATGAGTAAAATTCTTGAATTTATTCATAAGAAACACGCGGTGCCTCTGGATTTACTTTTGCGTGATGCCGAGGAAGCGCGTAACACTAATATCTGTAAAGGAATCGTAAAAGATTCTGATGGAGAAACCCGAAGGTGTAGTTTTAGGGGTAAATTCGATGGATATTGTAAATTTCACAAAGACCAAGGTGAACGTATTCAGAAACGTGTCCTTCAAAGTGGTGATCATTTTACAAGTGCATGTAATGAAGTTAGAGAAGCTCAATCAGAGCTTAGAGATTTGGGAATATTATAATATATGAGCAAATCGACTATTCTACTAACATCAATAAATGGCTTTTATGGAGACGAAAAGAATCGAACTAAATTAATGAATATTCTAGATAAAACGAGTGGTATTTCACTTAGAAATTTAGAATGGTTCATCACAAATTATGCGAAAAAAAACAATACATCATACACGACGACCGACGGTAAACTTTTTACCGTACACTGTGCGTACAAGAGTAGTCTTGATGGATACTCCAAAAAACTTTTTGACCCTTTTTGTAGGTCTCAAAAGTTTGCATATACTATTCCCGGTACATCTCATGAAATTCATACAACGCTTGCACAGTTAAATTTCATCAAATGGTGTATTAAGAATAATATTATCGAGTATATTTCAAACAACAAGACGTCACTTTTTAGTAAGCAAGTGACATGAAACCCTTATCAAAAATATAGGTTTGATATCCTGTATAATACATCTGAAGTGAGTATGTTTTATTGACTATATCAACAAGTGACCCACTCGACGTATCTAATTTTACTTCGATGGAAGTCTTATCAGATTGTATCTGACTAAAATCCAGGTTTCCCGATGGCTCCACATTAATCGGATTCATCGAGAAACTGTATGTATATACATTACGTATAGGTCTTGAAAGTCTATTCTTATACGGAATTAGGTATTTGTAATAATTATGATTTGTATTCGAAACGTTAGGTAATTTATTTCCGTTGATATTAAAACTTGCTTCACTCATGATGGGATGAAAGAATGTCTGTACCTCGTCGAAATTTACATTAGATGAAAAATTGAATCGATTTTGATAAAACTTTTCTTCTTGTAAAGCTTTACCCCCGGTGGAATCGGTGACATCTTCAAATTCTGTATTTCTTAAAAACCAATGAATACATTTTACTGGAATATTCGGTACGAGGTTATTTTTGATAACGTCTTTATTTACATCACTGATTATACTTGGGTGCTTGCGTACGATATCTGTTATGAATGTCTGGGGTTCACTCGCTAGGTACTGTCGTTCTTCCGGACTTACCGTTATTTCTTCTGTAACGAGTTTAAACTCGGGGAGTGAGAGAGTGGTTCCCGTATCGGTAAAAAAAGTTTGTGGGTGAAACTCCAACTCGAATTCTATTTTTTGACGGTGTACAGCACATACTGGGAAGTATGGACGATTTGGTTTATTTGAAGAATATTCATCACTCGCATACTTCCTCGAAAAGAAGAAGTGTAGGGGTATCACAAGGTCGGATGAATATTGTGCATAGTCGTCAAAGTTATCCAACGTGGAATCATCGTAACCGATACTTCTATTAACAAGAAACCTATTCGCCACTTTCTCAGACATTTCTAAATAAAGTTCATCATATATGACTCCCCAATCATCATGTATTTTTTCCACCTCTAGCTCGTCGACAAACATCGTGACACTTTTAAGAATGTGTCGACCGAGTTGGTCTGCATAGTTTTTTCCACCCCCAAAATCTGAGAGGCCTGGCATGGTAATACTCAACCACATGTTACTCAAAAGATCACCCATGTTTTGGGGATTGAATTGAACTTTGATTGTTTGTCCAAACGGCCACCCAGATATTTGTCCGGGATTGATCACGTTACGACTTCTATGATACTTCCTAAATTCAGAGTGTCGTGTCATGTCTCGATCCTTAAAGAATGAGTCTTCTGGGTCTTTGGAAAGAAGGTGTATATCCTGCTTTCCAATAGCTTTGAGAGAAATTTTAGCAGCTTCACCCATACTTATCTATTGTTTATATATTTTTAATATCATTCTTCCACATGTTCATAGCTGTAGTAGACTTCATAATGTCGAGATCCCTTTTCGCCTGTTCGGATTCTTTGAGAAGTTCACGAACACTCTCATCTGTGTACTGAACGGTTCTAATATTCAAAAGGTAGTCATATGTTCCACCGATTTGTGGGAAGAGTCCAGAAAGTTGGTTTTCGAGTTCTTGCTTTTTACGGCGAAATACAATGATATCGCCATTGATGACCATGGATACAAATCGAGACTTGTAATCACACATCTGTGCCTTTGCCTCCAGAACTTTGATGAGATGTTCTTTCCGCTTCTTGTAATACTCGTAGCGAAGCTCAATAAAATCTTTTAGAATCAATTCTGGACTTTGGTATTTATGAATACCCTTTGTTGGATGAAAGAGGTGCATATTGGTTGTGCGGAGTGTCTTTTGAAGCTTGAGATCCTTAACGGCATCGTCACCATTGTAATCTTGGATGAGAAAATCCACATTCTCAGTTGTACTGTTATTTGTGAAACCACTAATGATTTTCTTTTCAATTAGGGTATCGAGGTGTTCTTTGTAATCTTGGGTCCAACGTCCCGGGGGGAGTTCGGTCACCTTAACCGTCCTCCCAATACTACTCCATACACCTTGGGTCATCCATGAATCATCATCTTGTTCAAAAACCTTCCCCTTGAAACCCCTGAACCAGGGTTTCATTTTTTGAATACTTTTACCATTTAATACATTTGTAATGTTGTCACGAATATCCTTGGGATTGAATGGAGGTACGTAGCAACTGAAACCAGTACCGATACCTTCACTTCCGTTAACCAAGATCATAGGTAGCGTAGGCATGTAAAAGTCTGGTTCAATAGACCGTCCATCATCATCCAAATAATTAAGAATCGCATCATCCTTGGGATCGAAAAGCTTACGAGCCTCGGATGTCAATCGTGTGAAGATATAACGAGTCTGGGAGGCATCCTTTCCCCCCATCAGTCGTGTTCCAAATTGACCACATGGCTCTAGGAGATTGATGTTGTTAGAGCCCGTGTAGTCGTTTGCTAGTTTGACAATGGTGTCGGCCAAACTTACTTCACCGTGGTGATAGGCACTCTTCTCAGCTACGAAGGCGGCCAATTGTGCCACCTTCATCTCAGCAGTCAAATTCTTTTGAAAACA